TGTGGAGCGCAGTGGGCCAGACCTGAACACGGCTAACATTGCGTTCATCCTGACCGAGACCGCCGACCTTGGCTCGTCCTCCTATGAGCAGTACCGGGGCCATGATGTTGTTCCCGATTGCCCTATCCTTGGTGGTGGTTCGTTTGATGACGGCACGGCATTTGAGGTCTCTGCCTTCGGCAGTCCAGCGAGCGATGATTTCTGGCTTCGGGCCAGGGATGATGTCGAGTTCACCTTCCAGACCCGCTGGCACAAGTTCACCGACGCCGATGTGTTCTCCCTTCGCCAATGGCTGCACTCTCGCCGTGGCAGGCAGAAAGCCTTTTGGCTTCCCTCCTACGCCAAAGACCTCACACCAGCACAGCCTATTTCTGGGACTACGGTTACGGTGTACAACGACATCCTAGGCCGATCTAGCTTTGACATTGAGATTGCCCACAAGGACGGCACGGTGTACCGCAGACAGGTGACTGCATCCTCTGCTGGTGCGCCCGTCAACGGAAGACCCACAGCAGACCTCACCATTGACTCATCGGTGACTATTAACCTGGATGACATCGCCCGCATATCCTATCTGGTATGTTCCCGGTTTGATGCTGACCGGGTAGAGCTGGAGCATAGGGCTAAGGGCGGGACAGTAGTACAGATGCCGTGCCGTGAGGTGCCTGTACCGTGAGCTATTCTAGCTTTGAGGAGTCGGTGCAAGACGGCCAGCCAATCTACAAGTTCCTGTTTGTCAAAGGCACCGACGAGTACCGCTATACCTCCGCGTCCTACTTCATATCGGACTCAACGGGTACGTTTGAGCCTGCGCCGATCCGTGCATCTAACGTCACCCAAACAGGGGAGTTGGCTAAGAACGGCGTCAAGATCACCCTTCCTCGCACTAACGCTGTCGCCAAGCTGTTCCTTGGAAAAGTCCCAGAAGAAACCACCTCCTTAACCATCTACCGAGGCCACGACGCCACAGACCTGTCTGACTTCCAAACCTATTGGAAAGGACGGGTTGCTGCTGCTGAGGCATCTGATGACGCGGTGACCCTTGAGTGCGAAGACATCTTTACATCGATGCGTAGGCCGGGGAATCGGGCAAGGTATCAGAAGGGTTGTAGGCACGCGCTTTACTCTCCTCAGTGCGGAGTGAATGACTATGACTACGCCGTTAGCGTAGAGATCGTCGCGCAGTCAGGTTTCACGATTGATGTCAGTGGAATAGCAGACTCTGCCGGTGACTCCGCATCCGACCAGTTTGACTCGGACTATTTCATCGGTGGGGTTGTTGAGTTAGCAGACGGGGCCAGGCGAGCGATCATCGGGCAGTCCGGTACAACCCTAACCCTTATCAGTCAGTTTGACACTATCGACGTTGACTCGGTTGGTGTTGAGGCGACCCTGTACCCCGGATGCAAGCACAACACGTCTGACTGTAAAAACAAGTTCAACAACCTCAACAACTACGGCGGGTTTCCCTGGCTACCGGGCAAGAACCCATTTGCCAACTCTGTTAACGGGAGCATCGTCTAATGTGGCAGTTCCTCGCAGCCGTCGCCCTGACGCTGGTGGCGAGCTATGTGCTTAGACCTAAACCCCAAACCCGCCCGCCTGCTGGTCTGTCCGAGATTAAGGTTACTACCGCCGAGGATGGGCGAGAGCTTGGCGTGTTGTTCGGGTGCCGCTACCTCCCCGGGAACGTGGTTTGGTATGGCGACCTGCGGACAACGCCTATCAAAGTGAAGGGGGGCAAAAAGTGAAGGTGACGATGGCTGACGCTAGGGCTTGCAAGATGTGCGCGAGGGGTGCCCGTGCGTTCTTCCGCAGGCATGGTCTGGACTGGTCGCAGTTCATCCGCGAGGGCATCGACGCCGAAGTGCTGGTAGCAACAGGTGACGCAATGGCTATGAAGGTGGTGGAACATGCCAAGCGGCGGTAGCAAGAAACAGACCGTAGGCTACAAGTATTACCTTGGATGCCACATGGGCCTATGTCATGGGCCTATCGACGCTATCACGGAAATACAGGTAGACAAGCGCGTTGCTTGGACTGGGCTTGTTACCGATGGAACTATCACCGTTGATGCGCCTACGCTGTTTGGTGGGGAGAAGCGCGAAGGTGGGGTGTCTGGAACCATTGATGTTGAGATGGGCTACCCTGCCCAGATGCCCAATGCCTACCTTCAGACACAGCTTGGTTCTGATGTCCCAGCCTTTCGTGGCGTTGCCTCTCTTGTGTTTAACCAGACTTACATGGGCAACAACCCCTACCTCAAGCCGTGGAAGTTCAAGGCGTCGCGGCTGCTTGTGACCACCAATGGCGAGACACAGTGGCAAAGCCAGCTTGCATCCATTGAAGGGGCATGCTCTGGTGATGGTATTGTTGACTGCTTCGGTGATTCTGTGCGTGCAGACAACCTGACATTTTCCTCTAAGCCAGCAAGCTACTCGGCGTGGCAGGCAGCAACCAACAATAAATTTTCAATATCTGGTGGTGACTTTGGCTCTGCGGAGTATGTTGAAACAAGCACCCCGCCATATGCTTTCTTATCGCGCGACACCGCGTGGGTTCTGGATATTGGCAGTTCAAAAACGCTCTCATATACACCAGTAACAAATGCTTTTGACGCAGGCGGAAGCGTCATGGAGTTTGTTGCTTTATATAGGCTAAAAAACAGCACCCCTGGAAGAGTACAAATTATAGATGTTGGCGGCGGTATGGTTGTCAATTATCCAGCAGGCGTTGACAAAAGAGGTGTGAGTTTTACACCTAATCTTGATGTTGATCACGTAAACAGCAGGGCAAGGTTTGCAGTCTCGTTGGAAGGTGGGGGGAGTGGGTCACCAAGTGGTAGTTTTACACATTACACAGATTACTTCGATTTTGACAGCAGCAATCTTGAACAGTGGCTCTTAATTGCTGGTTATTGCTTTTACGGTGAGCCATACAATGTATTTTTAAACCCAAGCAACAGCCTTAGGATGGATTGTTATTTTGAAATCTGTATGGCACATACGCTGAATGGAGAAGAAAACAAAGTATCGTTTAATTATGATTGGGTTTATAGGCAAGATGGTTTTGATGCGTTTGAAAGCATTGAGGTTGATACTGATTTTTCTCAAAACCCTAATGTTAATTCTTCTCAGTTGCAAATTGCAGGCTTTTTGTATGGGACATCGACGCTTTTTGGCCCTGTTGACTCCACAAACACAATAGCGGAATTTGACTGCGCTGATTACAGTCTTGCAGAATGCCAGTCATCACCTGGCTGTTCTGACATGAACCCTGCTCACATTATAAGGGAGTGCTTAACAGATTCCGTTTGGGGGATGGGCTATCTGGACTCTGATGTCGATGACGCATCATTTTTGTCGGCAGCAGAGACTCTGCAAGACGAAAGCCTTGGCATCTCAATACTCTGGGAAAGAGAACAACCAATAGAGGAGTTTATTGGGGAAATCCTGCGCCACATTGATGGCGTCCTGTATGTCTCTCGTGTAACTGGCCGGTTTGTACTCAAGCTGATTAGAGAAGAATCACCGAGCGTCACTCTGGATGAAAGCAACGTATCTTCAGTCAACAATGCTCGCAGGCCAACTATCGGTGAGCTAACCAATGCGGTTTCAGTGATTTACTGGGACTGTTCAACAGACGAGAATGCATCTGTTACTGCACACAATGAAGCATTGAGGCTGATTCAAGGCAATGAAATATCTACAACTGTTCAGTATCCTGGGTTTACAGGTAAGGCTGTTGCATCCCGCGTTGCCGAGCGCGATCTAAAGGCTCTGTCTACTCCGCTCCTGTCCTGTGAGCTTGTTGCGAGCCGGGATGCTGCGAGCCTGAATGTTGGTGATCCATTCCTTCTTGACTGGCCTGATCTTGAAATCAACCAGACCACGATGCGAGTGGATGAGATTGACTACGGGGATGGTATAGACAACAGCATTAAAATAAAGGCTGTGCAAGATGTGTTCTCTACCCCTGCTCTTGCATCAGTGGCTGACACTGATGAGGTATGGGTTGACCCGACCGCTGAGACACCTGATGCAGCAACGGCGAGAGTCATTACAGAGACGCCATACTATCCACTGGTTCTCGCACTCGGTGAGACCCAGACCAATGATGTGCTGGCAGACGATCCAGATGCCGGGTATCTGCTGGCTTCAGGTGGCAGGCAGGGCAATGAGCTTAACGCCAATGTACAAGTAAATGCAGGGACAGGCTACGTCAACTCGGCTACGGCAGACTTCCACCCATACGCTTACCTGCTTGGCCCGATTGGCTACACTGATACCGTGCTCGACATTGAGTCAGGCAAAGACCTTGACCTAGTAGAGGCT